CAGAAAACCTAGCCTGGCCATATTTTAATCTTGGGCGGTTCACGTTCACCAGTTCCGAAAAGAGCCCGTTTAGCGTCTACATCTCCGGCCGAGATGAAAACGATTATCCTAAGAGCGAATCCTTTATTTTGCAGGGCACAATTAACCCGGATGGTTCAACCAATGCGGCGAGTATTTCGAGTGTAAACTCATATTCAATTGTGACATCGCTTTCAAAGGGAATCACCGAAACGCCCTTGACCATCAGCACGGAAAATCCGGTCAGTTCCGTGCCTATCCTTATGCCGCCGGCATTGACCGAGTTGGTATTCACGCAACTGGTGCTGACACCACCGCCGATTTTTTACTCGAGCGATGGCTCGCCGCTTTCCATCTATATCCGTACTCAGGTTAAACTGAAGCCCGACAGCCTTGATAACGATATGAGCGTACCCCGGATCAGCCATATCTGGGATGCGCTGATCAGCTTTACGACCTCGGCGTTGTATCGCCGTCTGCAACAGGTTCAGAAAGCGCAGGCCAGTGAGCAGGAAGCCATGGAACACGTCAAGGCCGCGATCAACGTGGAGAAAAACCAAAGCGAGATGCGTCAACAGTGTGTGCCCGTGATTTACGAATCGAATGATTATCTGGATCACGGAGGGTATGCGACAAGCTCCAATCCTTTCGGGTAATGAGTCATGCCTCTCTACAACCCCCAGTTAGATGATGAAGTTTTACTCGATGCGAGCGTCCCGATCGCTGGAGTCAACAATTCTTCGCCTCCTAGTGCGCTGGATCGTACATCGAGCGCCGATGCCGAAAATCGTTTAACTCAACGCGATGGGTTAAACCGGCCTAGGCCAGGAATTACACGCTTAAAGCAGAGCCCAACCGGGAACTTAGACTCAGTCCATCACTTGGGTACAGGCGTATTCTTGAGTAATAATGCTGCCAATTGGTACAAATTCGATAATCGCAGTGGGGTGCTTTCAACTCTGACTGGCGGACCGGCTTATCCGGCTGGTGCGCAAGTCTATTCAACACTTGCCAACGATGTCCTGTATTTCTCAAAGGGCGATACTTTAAACAAATATTCAATTGCAGCAGGCTTTGGCAGTGTTGTGCTACCAGCTAATGGACCAACTGCGAAGTATCCCACATGGGCGGTTTACCGGCTGATCTATGCGTATCAAAACACGCTCATTATCAGCGATATTCTTGATCCGGAAGTATTTGATGTTGCGACTGGAAGCCTGACTCTTGATCCACAGAAAAGTGATGAAATTACGGGCTTAAATCTGTGGCAGACGCAGCGATTGGCTGTGTTCCGCAATGGCTCGACATACGTGATCGAGACCGGACCGAATTTGGCTGTACCTGACTGGGAAATTAATCGGATCAGTGCAACAGTCGGATGCCGGTGTCACGGTACGATCGTACAGACCGAAACTGATGTGCTGTTCCTTTCAGAGACCGGGCGCGGTGTGTATCGGATCAGTCAGGCGCCGGGCAGTGATCAACAGGGAATCTGGCGGCCGGTAAGCGCTGACATTCAAGGCTACATCGATCGGATCAATTGGGCTGCGTGCGACACTGCGCGTGCGACCTACTGGAATGATCTGTATTTGCTTTCGGTGCCACTGGACAATTTTGCGTTCAACAATTTTCTGCTTATCTATTCAATCACTCTGGACAAGTGGCAAGGAACATGGTGCTTCGATATTGGCGGGGTCGATACCGCAGTACGCGATTTCGCGCGGGATCGGACCGATATCAATTCGACCGTGTTGTTGTTGGTAACCCGAGATGGAATTATCTCGCGGTTTACCTATCCAGCTGATCATCAATATTTTGATCAGAACATCGACGCAACCCGGCAGTATTATGGATCGCATCTGTTGAGCCGTAGTTTCACCTTTGGCGAGGATATTAACCAGATTCGGCCGCATTCGGTACGGTTCCAATTCCTCGAAAGTGAAGATCCGGTTGACATTACTGTGATCGCCGACCGCACCGTTGAGCTGATCAAGCGGCAGGCACAGACCAGTTCATATCTGCTCAGCTTGCCGATTGCTGGGTTTCCTTTTGATTTGGACAAAGAGGGCTACAAAAACGTACCGATAGGCTTGTTAGGAGCCGGGATTTGTACCGAACTGCAATTTTATTTGGAGGGCACTGGTAACTGGACTTTGTACCAGATTAAAGCATCGGCCTTTGAAAGTATGCCACTAGTGGCCACTTAGTATTGTCGTTTCTAGAGCGGTGATCCTGACCGCGAAGACATCATGAAGCATGCTGAAGAATATATCCAGATAATGCAGATCCTGAAGCCCTTGCTGCGTCAGAGTGATCGATTTCGCAAGATGCCATTCGCTGATCTATGTGACTACGTGGCGTATTTCTGGAATAGAGGAACAATTTCCTTCGTATTCGATGATTCGGGTGAAGCTCAGGGCGTGTGCCTAATAAAGCTTTTTCGTGATTTGAATCAGTTTCTCGATCCTTTTGTACATGAACCTTGTGGCCAGTTTTGTATGATCGAGTTGATGGTAGCTACTCAGCCGTTGGCTTTTGCCAGCATGTTCGATGAATTGGTTGATCGATGGGGACGGCAGCAGGTGATTATGTGGGACAGAGATGAACGGACTGAGAACGGCGCACCGCGGATGTACCGGTGGCGTGAATTCCAAAAGTTAGCAAGGAGACTTACCTATGGGCGGATCACAGAAAACGCCTGAACCTGTTACCCCGGGCGAAGCTGCACAAGCAGCGGTTGGCACAGCTGGCGCTGGCGAAATGATGGCGATCGCCAACCAGCCGATCGAGCAATATGCGCAATTGTATTCGACTGAAGCCCTCGGGCCGGCACAGATTCAAACCCAGCAAGCGTTGGCTAATCAAGCTGCGTACCAGGCAGCTCAGGCGCAGCGCGACATTCAATCCCGGGTTGACCCCGAGGCTTACGCGCAGCGCGAGATGCGTCTGGGTGCAGCCAATAAACGGTTAGGTCAGCTCTATGGCGTTGATCCGAGCGCGTTTACTTTCCGTGCGCCGAGCGCTTATGAGATACCGGGTGCAGGGGCTACTCCTGATCTAGCGACTTTGCGCGGAGCCGCTTCTGATATCGCAGCGAATCTGGCAACTGCGTCAGTCAACAAGGCTGGGGGCGATCCGCGGCTCAATGTTCCAGAGGCAACCAATCTGCGTTATCCAGCTACGGGAAGCAGTTATTTCAAATAAGAAATGGCTACTCTTGATCAATTGGCGAAACGCGGGCTGGCGATGTATCAGCCCAAGGACGTTGGCGCTGCTTATCAAGCGGTTTATGGCAACAAATGGGTGCCCAGCGGTCGGTCACAGCGCGGCGCGGCAGCTGAGATTCCCGTATTGGCCAATCAAGCCCTTGATGTACCTGGCGCAACGGTTCCTGTATCTCAATTGATGTACTTATATGGCCTTGGGCAGCGAAGCCAGAATTTGCCTACTGCCGTGCCGATGGCACAACCGCAAGGATCTTATCTTGGGGTTAACCCGGCAATCACAACTGGTATGGCACCGAGTTATTTAGCGCAACAGAAACAGATATGACTTGGGAAGATATCGCGAATCAAACTGGAATCAGCCAGTCTGATATAAACCAATATCAAGCATACGGTTGGGATCCGAATCAGTTTGGCCAGGCGCTTTCAACCGGGCTCTCTCCTGCAGATATAAGTGAATTTCACGCAGCGGGCATGAATCCGACTGACGTGATGGAAAGATTCCAGCCCTCGCCCGAGACTCGCGCACGTCAGCAGATGGCTGCGATCGATCCGCAAACTGAAGCGTTGCGCCAACAGCTTGCGGGCAGTTATGGAGCATCGCTTTCTCAGGCTGGGGCGCCTACAGCGCAACAGTTCAGGAGTTATCTGGATGTGGCCCGCCAAGTTGATCCTATTGCTATGGCAGCCCGAGAAGCTTTGGGCCGCGGTGTGTCGGGCGAATATGCGCTTGGCAGTCAACTTGATGCGGGTACAGCGCGCGAAGTTGCTCAAGGGGTTCGTGGGGCTCAGGCAGCGCGCGGTAACGTGTACGGGACTCCGCAGCTTGTCCGTGAAGCGATGGCGCGCGGGCAGATGGGTGAAGCGCGTAAGCAGCAGCGTGCACAGAACCTGGCCAGTTATCTCTCAAGCGGTATCGCGCCCGGCGATGTGGCAATGAATTTGTATGGCCAGCAGCAGCAGCAACTTCGCGCCAATCAAGCGGCAACTCTTGGGTATATGGGAAGCGGACAGACGCCCTATCAGGCTGGAGCATCCTACCTCAATACCGCTGAGCAGCGCGCCGGGACAGCTGCTCAAGGTGGGCCATCATATGCTCCTCAAAACATCGGCCAGCAGTATGCTGGAGCGCAGTTCCCGCAGTACGGGCTCAATGTCGGGCAACAAGCCAATCAATGGTATAATTCATTGGCAGCGTATGGGCAGCAGGGTGCTGCTCCGCAGAAGAATCGGACTGGTTCAGCATTAGCCGGGGCCGGCGCAGGCGCCTTGAGTGGAGCCGTGGCGGGAAGTGCTCTTGGGCCATATGGCACGGTCGCAGGCGGCATAATTGGCGGGGTCGCGGGAGGAGTTGGGGGCTACTATGGCTAACGGAATAAAATAATGTTATAAAATAGGAATCAAGATGGCAGGAAAATGGATCCAAAAAGCAATTTCTAAACCGGGCTCATTGCGCAAGAGTCTGGGTGTAAAAGAAGGGCAAAATATCCCAGCAAAGAAACTGGCAACAGCAGCGCAGAAAGGCGGCAAGATGGGTAAACGAGCGCGGTTAGCCCAGACGTTAAGAAAACTTCATCCATAAGGAGACAGATGCCACTTATAAAAGCTGGTCATCCGCAAAAGCAAGCTGTTGCAGCGGCTCTCTCGACTGCGCGCAAGAGCGGGGCGAAGATTCCCAAGAAACGATCGAAAACGTACTACTAGGATGGCCCGTAAATATACTCCACGTCGCCCGTACTATCCCGCGCGTCGGTATGCTCAAGCCGCAGATACTGGTGGTGGGTTTGCTGGAGGCTGGAAGATTGGGGAACAGGTTGGAGGCGGACTAGGACAATTGGCCAAGGCGATAGCTGCGGGCCAGGCGCAAGCCAAACAGAACGCAGTTGCCAATCAGCTATTACAACAGGGTGGCTGGGCGCCGCCGCCGCGTGCAGGATGGGTTGGCGGAACTGCGCCAGCCGCTGGAGTACCGACCGGTGGTACTCGGCCAGCCAGTGGCGGAGTTGAAGAACTCAATATGCGAATAGCTGAGGCCAAAGCGCGCCAGGGGTTAGCGCAGGAACAATTTGGATTGCAGAGCGCTGTTGCTAAGCAACGGCTTTTGGAACAAGCAGCGATGAGTGGACGGCGTGGGGGAGCTAGTCCATGGGGCCCTGGAGCTGGGGGAGCGAGTGCAGCACCATTTCTGGCTCAGGCGGGGCAGCGGCAGCCAATGGCGGCAGGCAGCCGGGCCGGAGCGGGTAAGAAGGCTGTTGGATATGAGCCTGGCACGGCGCAGCCAGATGATCCAGCGACATATGATAAGTATAGTACGTTGCGGGCTGATGTGGATAACCAATATGGCAAGGGGATCTATGACAAACTGGTGGCTAGTGTGGGTGATGTGACCATTGATCCTAAGACCGGGAAACCTCAATCGGCGGCTCCTGATGAGTTACAGGTTGGGCCTGATTACAGCATGACATTCACGCCTGGGGGCAAGACTGGAGCTCATATTCCTGGAGATGATGTCAGGAACTTCATGGCTCGTTACGATGCTGCCAGGGTCAGGAGTGGGCAGAATCCGCTATTTGTTGATCATTACCTGACTACTCAGAGCCCAGAGAGTGGGGATCCAGGCGGGAGTGCAACAAATCCTTACAAGGTCCAGGATAATGTGCAGCTTCGGGCGTTACCAGACGGAGCGCATTTCATAAATCCGAAGGATGGCAAGATTTATCAGAAAGCAGCGCCAGCAACAGAGCAAGGTGGACAACCGACTGCTCAGGTTGGTCCGGCGGCAGCTGGAGAAACTGAATTGGCTCAAACAACTGCACCAGGGCCTCCGGCGGCTTTATCGCAGATTGCGCCTGAAGTGAGCGCGCCGACACCAATGCCACAGATTGCAGGGCTAGCGCCAGGTAATGTGCCAGAGAGTTTCAGTTTAGGGCAATTGCCTGCTGGAGGAGGCGCGCCTGACACGCAGTTAGCCGATGCGATCCGGATGGCGCGAACGGCTGATCAATTCGGGAGCGCAGCATGAGGCTTTCGCTATGGCTAATGGAACGCTTTTGAGCGAGGAGGTAAGGCGCAGGCGCATCCAAGAGGATTTGCTTTCAGATGAGGGTGAGCAACCCGATTCTGAAGTTGTTGCGCCTGAGAGCGAAGAATCATCCGAGACTGAGCCAACCCAAGAGCCAATCGAAGAGCCAGTCAGGATTGAGCGTGCAGCGCAAGAGCTGCCCCATCCCAATGATCTGAGCCTGGACGATTATGCGAGTGTGCCAGAGCGCGCGCCGCAAATAATTGCTGGATTGCCTGGTGAGCAACCCGAAGCGCCGACGCCTGAAAAGCCTAAAGAGCAACCGCCACAACCGCCGCCAAAACCACCGTCACAATCTGGGATCATTCCGCGGGAAGCTGCGCGGCCTGAGCTGGCTGGCCCGATTCATTCCAATGATTACGGGTTGGATGATTACGCGGCCGGCAAGGTCGGTTTTAAAGAGGTTCAGCCGATCATTGATGAGACTGGGGCGACTGTTTTACCAGAACAGAAAGTCCAGGAGATTCCGCGTCCTGATGTTACCAAGCGTGCGCGGCCAGCTGGTCAGTTGGAAACCGGATTTTACCATGATGAAAAGCCCGAAGATTTCATTCATGGCACAGCAACAATATTTGCTGACCAAAAAGATCTGGATGCATACGCCGTTGCTAAATCTCATGGGCTAAGTGATAACCAAGCGTTCCAGATAGGGGATAACGGCATAGGCGCGAAAAGTCTTGGTGGCCTTTCCACGCCGAATCTTTATGGAGTCGCGATTCCTGAAGAAGCGCTTCGAGCTAGATATGGGAACAATTATGCAGCCTGGCGAAAAGCGCGAGTTGATGTAGTTGATCCTTCTACTGGGATTCGATCGCGGTTGCCGATCATTGATCTTGGGCCGGGGAGTGGTCCACAGGCTCATGGGGTTGCTATTGATTTCAGTCCGCATGTCGACGCGCTCTACG